GACATAGGACGTAAGGGTTAAATGATGTTTAACGTCATCCCTCGATGACGAATAACAAAAAGGATAGCACCTGAATGCTACTATACGCCCTTGATTGACACAAGTTAAAACTGCCAGTGGAGGACGAGCTGCGAAACTTTTAGCAAGAAAATGACTGCCAGTCCGTAGCTTGTGAAGTTCAGCAAGCCATGTATTTTGACCTGCGAGGCTGCGTATTGCTCGGCCTTTTCTTTGGCCTCAATTAGAACCTCACCGACGTTTCTAATGCTCCATTTTGTCATACTGTTTTGGGTTACTTTTTAATAAATGGCTTTCCAGTTTTGGGGTCAATCGCCCTAATTTTTGACCTACACCTGCGGTGCATAGGAGGTATTTTGTCCTTAGTGAGGTCCCTTCTTTTACGGTGAAGTGAAATACAAATCTCAGTAGTCCGGTCATCAATAACGCTGATGTGCTCCACTTCTTTGATGCCTAGTGAAAGGTAAACTGTGCGCTTGCCGGACTCCATTGCGTCCCAAATTATATCACCAGCGCCCACACTCATGATTGCGCTGTTACTGATTCTGCGGCCCTTTGAATCCATAAAAAGAAGCTCCGTTTTCTTTACTTTCTTGTCCGCAAAGCCCAAAACTTCAGCTCTTAACGAAGCGAGCTCAGTTCGGTAGGAAAGCTTCTTAAAGTTGCCATCATAAACGGCAAGCCTCGAATCCAGGTCGGCATTCAGTTGTCCTATAAATGCGGACAACTCCTTTTCCTGCTGGCCACTCATGGTTTGTATTTTAGCGCCAACCTCCCTGTAAGCCTGGTTCTTGCCTAGCTCGTAAGCCTTCCGCGCAGCCCTTTCCGAAAACGCCTTGTTATAGGCTTTGTACTGGGCCACTTTTGCAGCTGCAATCTGCTTTTTCCTTTGCCTGCTTGTTCTTTCGCTTAAAGCCAACAAAAGCAGGAAGTCAATCAGGTCATCATATTTTGCGCCCAATTCATCCACCACCTCTTTTTCAAGGCCCAATTGCTTTGCGTGCTCTTCGTCTAATGCTTCCGCCATACTTTTAAAGTGTGAGTTGCGTGGAGTCTACGGTCGCATTTTCACTCAGAATTTGTTTCAACTCTTCCAGCGCCTGCTCTTGCGTTAGGTTTTGATAGCGCATTATTGCCCGTAGTTTTGAAATCAAGCCTGTGTCAACGGCGGACTGTAGTTCCTGGGCCTCTTCCTTTTTGTTGATAGGGAATACTTCAGGCCAAACTACAGTGTACTCCGCATCCTTCACGGCAAGGCCCCATTGCTTTGCTATTGCGTGAACCATATCAAAGCCCGCAGTCATTTTTGTTCTAACGCGTTCAACTTTCTTCAAGAACGCCGATATTCTTATACCCTTTGCCTCTGCGCTTTCCACGCCTCCAGTACCCTTCAGGTTCAAAAATTCAACTGGCAAGGAAAGGATCGCCCCAATTTGGCGCAAAAGGTTTTCAATCGTGTCGAAGGATTTATCAATTAGCGGGTTTTGATTGCTAACATAAGAAGGTGGGGTGTCGCCCGTTTCCATACCTATAATTTCCACGTTCCTGAGGTCAACCATGCCAGTATCCTTGTCCACGCTTAACTTGGAGGCGGGTACTGCAAGCATGGCCGCAAGGTGCTTCAAAAGCTGGTCTTGAATATTCACCACTTGAATTTCAATTGAGTTCAAAAGGCTACGTATTCTTTTCACTTCAGAAGTTCCATGCTTTCTAGAGCCAATAAACGCATTATTCACCACCACGATGGGGTTCATTGAAAGGTTAGTTTGCTGCACGGGCGGAAACCCACGCGTTGCCGGAATAGTGTCCAGCGGTACGGAATTTCCCCAAACTCCAGAATCACCGCTAGGCGAAATAGCCAGCTCATAAAGGGAGTTTGTAATAGAGCCTGGTCTATAAACTTGCTCGAAAATATAGTGTTTTGTTTTCCCGTCCTCTCCCTCCTGGTCTATTGCAGTCAAAAGCTGCTCACCATCATCATCATATTTCACATATCCATCTGCAGCTGCTGTTTCGACTACGAGCTTGCCGTTTACAACCCTCACCTTCATCACAGTATAGCCAGCCCAAGAAAACTGGAAAACATTGTCAAAAACTTCGATGTTGTAAGGCATTGCTGGCTGGCCGGTATAGTCAGCAAGCTTTTCTGCAATCATGGCAGGAAGCCCCATTGAGATATTTAGCAAGGAAAGCCTTTGCTCTCTCGTAAAGCCTGGGTCGCCTGCAGCAAACCACTGGTCATAAATAAACTTAGTCTGAGCAATTTTTGTATTGCGCAGGTATTCGTCAGAAAGCATTTGCCGAAACTCTCCAAGCTGCCTTAGCCGAGCCCCTTCAGTTGAATTTGCAATTTTAATCATGGAGTTTCTTATTGATGAATTGATTTTACTCACAAGGCGAGGATTTTACAAACTAGGTTTGAAAGCCTTTGATTTGTACGACGTTTCGCAGCTGCCAAGTTATTGCAAAAGCCATAAGGCGGTCAAAGTGATTTGAGGCCTGTGGGTCATGGTTCGTATAGGGAAGGTTGGACTTGGTGAAAGAACGCATCTCCCTTAAAAGCGGGAGTGAGTTTATTTCAACAAGCCCGGCCTCAAAATCACGCTTCAGCTCAAAAAGCATGTGCGGTTTTGTTTGTGAATTCGTATGCCACCCATACTTGAAAACAGGCCTATTGCTTATTTTGTCCATAGTTTTCTCCCTGAAAATATTAGGGTAGCCCGTTCCGTTCCATTCTTTTAATTGAATTATAACGGAAACCCCGACACTGTTTCTTTCTGGACAAACGACACAATACCCTGCCTCCTTCCCTTTTTCCGCCATAAGCTTGGCTAGCACTTCGGGAGGGCATCCGTCCGATTCAAATTCTGCAATATGCTTGTTCCTTGTGAAATCATAAATTTGTATGACTGAGCTGTCGCCCCCAGTACCCTCTGAAACATCGGCGCCCACCCCAATTCTGTTTGTTTTCCCCATAGCGCCGAAAACCATCCAGTCCGCAGAGATTTGCCTGTAATTTTTACCTGTAATGAGTATGTTTTGCCACTTCTGCTCTTTCAGGTAGGCAATGCGCTTATCTATCTTTTCCACATCAAAGAACCTGTCGCCCTGCACAATAGGTTGCAAAAGCATCTCCTGTTCAAAGAATAGCCCGCCATCGCTGTTCAACGTGCGCCTGTACGTTTCTAGGGAGCGCACAAGCTGCTTTGAGTTTGTGATTGTCCTGTTTATTTCCTGTGCTTCCTGGTCAGTAAGTACAAACATTTCCGGCCATGCGCTTTTTCCGTCTACAATGACGGGAACCTCTTGCACTCTAAATTCAGGGTTGTTTTGCGCCATATCCATCAGCCACTGCACTGAGCCAGTATCTGAAACTTTGTTACAAACAAAAATCACTTCCGCATCTGGGGCAAGCCCCGTCATCATTTCCTTAATAAAGTTTATTGCCTTTTTCGTTAATGCGGCCGAAGCCTTTGTAATCAGATTTTCAAAGTCATCCAGTACGTAACAGTCAGGGCGTTCCATATCAAAAACTTTTCCACGGGCCGTCTGCCGGATAGAGTAGGCTGTGACGCGCACCCCGTGTGTTGTGACAAAGTTTGTAATAGATTTTTTTTCAGGCCTTTTTTCAAAATCCTCACCATCAAAAAGATTCCCAAAGTCCGCTATGATGCGCTTGTTTGTGGTGAGCCAGGTTACGATATCAAATAGGGCCTCCCCGCTGGCCTCCTTTTCGTAACAAACATAACCAATGAGGCGCTTTCTCCTGTAACAAATGTCGTGGACTACTTTTATTTTAGCCATGGAGGTTTTTGCCGATTCGCGGAACCCACAAAGCACCAAATACTTAAACCGCTCCCTTGTTACAGGGTCCCTGAACGCCATTAGCGAATACCAAAGCTTGTGGAACTCTGGAATCTTGAACTTAAACATATGCCTAAAATACGTTATGGCAAAAAGCATAAGGCTGTGCCTGCATGCGGCACGTCTAAATGCTGAATTCTCAAACAGGCGGGCGTTTATGCTGCTTAGGTCCATATTTCAATTTTACATCAAAAAAGGCCCCTGGGGAAACAAGGGCCTTTTGCAATAATTAAACTCGGTATAGAACCCAAGCTGTAGAGCTTGTCCGGACTGCGCGGAAGCGTCCAGAGGTGTTTAGTGAGCCGTTTGCACTGCGGGCTGGAACTGTCATATCCCCCACAAGCGTCCATCCAGTGTTTGTTGTGACGCTTGCATCCTCAGCATCAACAGTGGAAATATTGATAAGGGTGAACTCGAAAGAGCTTTGCAAGGGCAATCCTTTAGGCATGGCCGCCTCAAGCGCTGCAACCGTTGGAAGCTGCAAGGCCGAAGCTGCACCAGCACCTTGATTTACAGTAATGATTTTTTTTGCAAGCTCTGCTGCCGTGAGCGTAGCACTTACAGTTTTTGCGGCAGGAACTGGTTGGTCAACAAGAAGGTCTGCAAAGTAATTTGCCTGGGTGTTGCCCCTGTAATCCTTAGTTTCGTCTATGAGGTGAGTTGCTGAATTCATGGATTTTTTTAGTTAGAATATGCCCAAAATATACACGCCAAACACTTTTTGGCAAAGTTTTGTTTACCCAGCCTCCTGCTCAAAATCCCCATTTTCATCAAAGCCAGGTACGACAATTCCGTTAACCTCGAACAGTTTCCGCAGCTCTTCTCTTTCTTCCTGGTCAAGCTCCTGGCTTGGTGGCTCACTTTTAACCACGCTTCTTGTACTGAATTCATCCTTTTCTTTTCTTTCAAGGTACTTCAGCGCTAAGTTTCCATCTGAAATCATGTGCTTTAACACTGACTTTCTAGCTAAGTTTGTGGCAAAATATTTTGCAGCACGTACCTCTTTTGCGAAGCCTGGGATTTCCTTCACCCACCTGTAAAAGCTTCCCTTGCTGATTCCGATAGCGTCACAAACCTTTTGCACTGGAAGGTCCAATTTTAAAAGGTCCACTATTGCAGCTGAAAGCTCAGGCGTCAGCATGCAATCAGGCCCGCAGTTTGTACACTTGCCTCTAGTCAAAGGCTTCTTGCAGTGCCCGCAATTCTTTTTTTTAGGCATAGTATTTTTTTAAACGATCAAGCCCTCCATCCCTTCACCTAGCCTTTCTTGCGATATTCCGTCGCCCAAAGTCACCTTGCTGCGCATGGCGCTCTCTAGTGACAAGATTGCCGAGCGACGCTTGGCCTCCGTTTCAATTTCAGCTAGGAGTTCGTTTAAGAGGTTTTCATCTGTAAAGTCCTGTTCTTGTAAAACTACCGTTTCAGTAACCCCGTCATGCTTCCAAACCGTTCCGTTTGTTACTCTAAGCTCGAGTTGGCCAGCCAAATTTAAGAAAAAGACGGTAGAGGTATAGCGGTTCCCGTTTCGCACAACACCTCCCCGTTTTCGGAAGGTATAGGAGCCGTGCTGTTCTGCGAATTCTATGAAAGCTTGCATTCTATGCTGTGGTTATTGATTGATGCGGCCGTATGGTGCTGTCTGGCCCGAATGTAGAGTCTTCGCCAATATCAGCCTCGTACCTGCTGGCTAACGCGCTCCACCTTATCTCTTCACCTTCTGCGTCCGCATCCGCATTGAAAAATGCAGTAAAAAATCCGTTACCGAATGATATTTGGCAAGGTATGTTGACTAAAATCTGGCCGCCTCCATTGTGCTGTACGCGCTCTCCAAGTGGAGCTGATGCGTTGTAGTAGAGTTGAAGCCAAAACTCTTGGAACGGATTGCCCTCTTGCCCAGATATTTCATCCCCAGTCGGAGTTATGTCGCTTCCAGAACCTTGGACTATCCTTTCCGTTGCAATAGCTGCTGAGTCGACGAAAAGGTCTACGTTTGAAACTTCTGTACTCGCTTCTAGGTTGATGTAATTGTCCCCAGCAATATCATAAACCACAACACCTCGCTCAAAAGCTTGGTTTGAGGACTCGATTGCAAAAGTTCGATCTCCTATAGTTTTAAAGCTGACTGTAGGCCAATTTAAGGCCCCTGAGCCAGTGTCAAAAATTGGGTAAAGCGCGCCATTTGAGTCCTGTACCGCACGGTGTGCCCCCACACCGCCTCCGTTATACACAAACCTACCTACTGGCTGGTCCGATTGGTTAACCCCAACAGGCTCAATCCTGAGCGCTGGCTGAGCGGCTATAGTGTCATTGACAAGAGTAATTGTACCTGCACCATAAGAATATCCAGGCTGTATAAGCAGCTTTCCATTTTCACTTGGTATGAAAGACGGGTCGGACTCTGCAAGCTTTGCGCCTACAACCCTAGGCACCGCAGGAAATACGGTGGAAAGCGCCACCTTAACATATCCGTCATCCGAGGCAGGAGTTCCGCCGTTATCATAAATAGGGAAAGTGTCTTGTTCAAGGATTGGGGAAAGCTCGGTTTCCGACCTTCCCTTGACCATGTCCATTCGCCCCGTTTCTGGATTAAAAACTAGCTTCATTTTATACGTAAGTTAGGCCAGCCATGTCGTCGGCAGGGTTGTCAAATTCTGCATTGCCGTCTGCCCAGCGCACGGCGGTCACGTTTGCTCCAGTGTAAACAAGCTTTTTTACTCGCCATACTGCATCCTCTGGGTCTGAACCAGGAGCGGCTTCGCCAATATACTCTGCATAATCCTCGCCACTTATTGTTACATAATCAATGACTCTTGCTAAATTTGAATTATCTAAATCCGCCCCCGAAGGGTTGCTCACTGGCTGGGTGCGCTGCAAAGACTCCTCTTCTCTTGATGGTGAAAATGGCTTTACTGCACTCATATTGAAATTGTTTTAATTCATACGGTCTTTGCGCAAAGAATATCACTAAAAACCTTGAGTGCAAATTATTTTGTATGGAGCGCTGGGGTCGGTACTGCACCGCCTACTCTTGAATGGAATTCAAGCGTTATACTTTTTCACTACCAGCGCGTTTTTTTCCTAGGTACATTTTAGCCCCCATTTTTTCAATTTCGGAAAAGGGAAGCTCAGGCACTTGCATTTTACACGTCTTGTCCAAAAGGTAAACATACCTCAGCTGATAGCCTTCTAGCTTTACTAAACTTTTCCAACGCTCTTTTTCATTTGGCCTGTGGGCTGTGAAAGTGACCTGGCTAAAAACCTCACCAGTTTTTGCATCAAGCCTTTGGCTGGTGTTTTTCTTTATTTGGGTCAGTTTAAACCCGCTTGCCCTGTATATGGTCCCATCCCCGCACTGCGTCCCATCCG